ATGACAGTTACAAAGCTTAGAGACGACATAGAGTCCTCATTAGATGACGTAGACGTATCGTTAGTTAAAGAACAGATGTCATTAGAAATGGGAATGAGAGACGCAGGACGTATACGCTTTCGTAAGCAATTGACAACCGCTATGAGTGGTAACGCTCAAGACAACACACCGTATGGCTCAAAGGTTATCAGCTTATACATTGAGCCTGTCGCTATTGCCTTAGAGAAGTGGATAGTAAATGGTAAAGGCAAAGCAGGTGCAAGACGAATAGCTGAGCCCTACTTAGAGTCAGTACCATACTCAGTGTCAGCCATGCTCGGACTCAAGGCCATCTTCGAGCGACTACTTACAGAACGCGCAATGCTTTCAAGTACTGCTATCCATATTGGTCGTATGATTGAGGATGAAGTACGTTGCACTGAGTTAAGACGCATAGACCGCGTGGCATATAACGCCATCATGAAGAAGGCAGCTGAGAAAGGAGAATATAAGCGCAAGGTAAGCGTCGTTAAGTTTCTCGCTAAGCAGGACAATAACGAATGGTCAGCATGGGCAGAAAAAGCCTGTATGCACATAGGTATGGTCGTGATTGACGCAGTGCAAGACTGTGTGTCTCTTATTGAATTCTATGAGCGTCCTTTAGGTGGCGGTAATAAGACGGCTATATTCATGCGACCAACGCAGGATACTAAGCAAGCTGTAAGTGTCATCGTTGAAGAAGCCCTGCGTGATTGTTCGCCTACCCTTGAACCTACTGTCATACCACCTAAACCGTGGATAGCTGGCGAAATGAATGGCGGTTACTGGACGGACTATATACAGCGCCGACCATTTGCCAAGGTACGCAACAAGAATTACCTCGAACTACTCAAATACAGCGATATGCCTAAAGTCTTAGGTGCTGTCAACGCTACCCAAGAGACAAGATGGCGTGTTAACGCTCGCGTCCTCTATCTACTGCAAGAACTAATGGAACGTAACAGCGAACTAGGAGGAACACCACGCGCTGAGTTACTACCTATACCTAAGAAACCGCTCGATATTGATACGAATGAAGAAGCACGCAAGGCTTATCGCTTAGCGGCGCGTGGCGTCTATGAAGAAAACGTCCGTATTACGGGTAAACGTCTTTCATACTTACAAACCATAGATACAGCGTCACGTTACGTTAACTATAGGGCTATCTACATGCCGCATACGGTTGACTTTCGAAGCCGTGTCTACCCGCAGCCATCCTTAAACCCGCAAGGCGCTGACTATACTAAGGCATTGCTTGAATTTGCAGACGGCATAGCGTTAGGAGAGGAAGGCCTACGCTGGTTAAAGATACACGTAGCGAACTTGTTCGGCGTAGACAAAGTGTCTTATAACGACCGTGTTAAGTGGTGTGATGATAATAGAGAAATGCTAACTGCTATTTCAGTAAACCCTTATGAAAATCGACAATGGTGTGAAGCAGATAAACCCTTTCAAGCCTACACAGCGGCAAGCGATTTATCAGAAGCTTACCATTGCGCTGACCCTACGAAGCACCTTAGTCATACTCCTATTGCTATGGATGGCTCATGCTCAGGTATTCAAAATCTGTCATTAGCTTTTCGTGATGAAGTTGGTGGTGCCTATGTAAACCTATTGCCTACAGACGTACCCGCTGACATATACAAAGCGGTTGCTGACAAGACAATCACACAGCTGGAAGTTGACGCTAAGCTAGAACCAATAACAGAGAGTGACATAGAGCCGTCCCATGCAACGGGCGCTGTATCGGACGGGACAAAACCAGACGAAGTCAAAAAGGAAAAGACATCTACTCACCTACTTGCTAAATGGTGGCTGGAATTCGGTATAAGCCGTTCGGTTACTAAGCGTAATTGCATGACGTTTCCTTATGGCTCCAAGCAGCGCGGCTTTTCTGACCAAATCCTTGAAGACCACTTACGCCCTTTCGTCAAAGATAAAGCGAATGCTAATAGCCCACTCCTAAAGACAAACGAACGCGGCGCTTTAGAACCAATTTACCCAATGATGGAATTGTCTAACTACTTAGCTAAGCTCAACTACAACAGCGTTCAAAACATTGTTGTTAAAGCAGCAGAAGCTATGGATTGGATGCAAGCATGTGCTCGTATTGTAGCCGCAGAGGGCCGCCCTGTTACATGGACAACCCCGCTTGGTTTCCCTGTCGTGCAGAACTATCGCAAGACTAAGGATGAACGTGTTGAAACTCATTTAGCAGGCGCACGTAAAGTGCTTTCAATGCGAAGAGATTTACCAGATGTCGATAAACGTAAAAGCTCATTAGCAATATCCCCTAACGTCGTGCATTCATTGGATGCGTCACACTTAATGCTAACAGTATGGAACGCCGTTGAGGCAGGCATTAAGAACTTCGCCTTGATACATGATTCGTTCGGTACACATGCTGGTAACACAGCTGAATTTTACTGCATCATTCGTTCTTCATTCATTGAGCTTTACGCTGATGGTTACTTTCACCAACTACGCGAACAGTTTATGAAACAAATACCAGAAGATAAGCGCCACCTAATACCACCTCTACCAAGTGAAGGTAATCTAAACCCTGACTCTGTCCTAGAGTCGCCTTACTGCTTCGCTTAACACTTAATAGCACACACCTATAGATAACACTCACGGCACAAGCTGTGGGTTCACTAACATCTTGTCAGTACCACACATGAGGCTCACGCATGAAAACTTTCGAACAAATGAATAACTCTTTCTCAAATGTAGCACCTACGACTTTACGCCGTGGCGAACTAACAGTAGACCCAACATACCAAATGCGCGAGAAGATGAACCATGAAGTCATAGCACAATACGTTGACGTCATCGACTCACTACCACCTGTTAATGTTATTGAAGTGGGACACCGTAAGATTCTAGTAGATGGCTTTCATCGTTACTTTACGTTTGAACGTGCAGAGCGTGATGAGATACCAGTATTAATAATTGCAGGCACAGAAGAAGACGCTATTACATACGCAATGGCAGCTAACTTCTCTCATTTGTCAGCAGGCACTAAACCTAATCTTGATGACCAACACCGCGCTATTATAAAAGTACTGCCAAGAGCAATTGAAAAGGTAGGCTACAGCTCAGCGTCCCTTGTCCCTCTACTCAAATCACTCGGTTTAACAGCGTCAGCTACTACGTTGACAGTACACACGCGTGAAGCCCGTGAAGAAATTGATGCGAAGACAACTCGTACCATTCTTGAGTTACGTACCGAGTTATCAATTACCGCTATTGGAGAAACGCTAGACATCAACCGCAAGCGTATACAGCGTTTATTAGATGTTCACTTAGAAATGTCCCAAACAACGGACGCTGTATCGGACAACTCAGAAGAAATCCTTAAAGATACTCCTATTGAAAGCTGCCCCTTTGACGCTGACGAATTCCTAGGCTTTGACGAAGAAGAATTAGGTGAAGTCAATATCGTTAACCCAGCAGACGCTAAGAGCAAATCGCTGGAATCCCTTGAGTCAGGCATAGAGAAAGACAAGGTTTCGTATATGTCACCTGTCGAGTCCATGATTGAAACTAAGCCCTCTAGTAAGTCTCACGAAAGTACACAGACTGACCTCATCATGCGACTACAAGAGTTCGCTATCTCATGGAAGCACTCAGACAAAGGCGACATTTCAGACTTCTTAGACAGTGAGTCAGAGCAAGCAGAGGACGCTATCACAGCAATCTTAGAAGCCGCTGAGCTTATCAACAACACACGCATTTAACCCACACCAGAGGACACAGCAATAACGCTATGTCCTCAAAACCAAACACTTAGGAATTGCTATGAATAACGATACTATCCGCGCCCGCTATACACCTCGTCAGTACCACAAACATCTAGTGAACCAAGGGTATGAGGCGGTAGAAGCTTCACAAATCGTTAACGCAATCTTTAACTAACCCACACCAAAGGACAAAGCCAACGCTGCGTCCTTTTTCTCGTTTAACAACATTATTAACACAAAGGAAAACCAATGGCTAAAGGCACTAAGAAAGTAACAATCACAACACCACGCGGCGCAGTGAAATACCCGTGGCTTAACGACGCTGACATTAAGTTTGGCGACCCTACATACAAAGCTGACTTACTTGTTGACGCTGGTACAGCTGGTACAACTACAGAGGCTATTGATGCCGCTATGTCTGATGCCTTGGCTTACTTTACTGAAAACGCTGACGAAGACATTCTCGAAGTATTTTCCGATGAACCGCCTTACTTTGAAGACACTGATGGTGTCATGTGCTTCCGCGCTAAGTTAAATAAGTTTGGTAAGGACAAGAAGACAGGCAAGGAATGGGAAAACAAAATTGCATTCTTTGACGCAGCACGCAAACCAATTCCAGCCTCTAAAGTTCCCAAAGTTGGCAATGGTTCAATCTTACGTCTAAGCGTAGAGCTAAGACCGTGGGCGATGACTGACGTTGAAGGCCGTGGCCGCGCTCAGAAGAAACGCTTACGTGTTGGCGTCAAGCTACACCTTAAAGGTGTCCAAGTAATTGAAGTCAACTCAGGTGGCGTAGCAGCTACAGCAGATTCTATGGGCTTTGGCGCAGAAGAAGACGGCTATGAATACGACGAATCAGCAGAGTATGAAGCTGCCGAATCTATGCAAGGTGGCATGGATGAAGAGTCAAATGGTGCCGAACCTACTGGTGACGCGTTAGTTGACTTCTGATTGGGTGCACTCAGGGCTAAAACCTCTGAGTGCTAACGATTCTTTCACAGGCCGTAAGGTCAAAACGTCACAATATCGTAAGTATGAAACCCACCTAAAGCGAACATTGCCTGACCTAGTAATACCTGACGGACTCTTAGAAGTAAGGCTCGTCGTCTACTACAGCAACAAAAACTCTGACTTAGATAATGCGGTTAAACCCTTCCTAGATTGCCTATGCAAACGCTATGGATTTGACGACCGCTACGTTTATCGCATTGTGCTCACTAAGTTCATAGTGCCTAAAGACCAAGAGTCAATTGCTTTCAGAATACTACCCCACGAAAACCTACCCTACGAAAACCTACAACTATAAAGGAGAACACCACCACAAATGATGAAGCGTAAACATACACGCGACCTCGTTGTGTTTATGTCTGGCATCCCTAGCGACTCAACGCTTTGGGACTTGTCCTGTATATATCGCACCGAAGGCCTGCCAGACATAGGTTCTCACTATGTAATTGAAAAGAATGGCGAAGTTACCAAGACACGCCCAGACGACACCCACGGTTTAGTAGATAAGCGTTACAACAAACACGCTGTCTTTATTGAACTACTGGGCCAGACGTCAGAAGACATTACCAACCATCAAGAATCCGCCCTAGCTGGCGTCTTATCTGTCCTATCCGACCGTTACCTAGACGCACAGCCTCTCGAACTATTCCATTAAGGACACCCTCATGAAACAAAGCGAACGCATTGTTAAGCATATCGACCGTCACGGCTCTATTAACTCAATTGAAGCTATCCGTTTATATGGTATCACCCGTTTAGCCGCTGTCATTCACACGCTACGTAACACACACCAACGTATGAAAGCAGTCAAACGCAGCAATACAGCCCCACGTTTCGTTACTTATGTTCCAGATTGGGATGGACGCCGTGAGGCTGTGCGTGCTCAGTTCATCAAAGAGCTACAGAGCGCGCCTGCTTATGGTCTTGCCACTACAGGTATCAGATTCACCACTAAGTTATCCCTTATCAACATTCGTGAAGGTACAACAACATGAAAACGTACCCCCATTTTATCTCTTCACTTAGTACTCACCGACGCTCACTTGGTCATTCATTAACTGTGACAACAGTTTTGGCAATTGCCTCTGATAAACCGCACCTAGCGACGAAGACAGCTGTTCCTATGCGTAATTCAGAAGGGATTTTAGACGAGAAGGAATACCAACACATCGTCAAACAACACAGATTTGAATTAGTAAGTATGTACATGGAAACACTACCAACATACGTAAGTGCAGGACACCCCTCTTACGTACTATAAGGAGCACTATGAGTCATGAAAACTATGATGACGATGAGGAAGGAAGTAGTGAAGTTGTTGACAGAATAGCGTGCGAAAACTGCCGTGAACTAGGTGCTGATAACTCAGGCGACAACCTTGTTATCTACGCCGACGGTCATGGACACTGCTATGCTTGCGGTAAACATGAGTCAGGCGATTCCACAGGTAGAGAATCTGTATCAACCCCTCGTACTCCTATCGCATTTACCCCACTTATATTCACTACTGAGCAAGGACTTAAAGCCCGTCATATATCCGGTAAAACCTGTAAGTTTTTCTCATATGGTATTGGCCGAGACAGCTATGGTAACGCAGTTCATATTTGTAATATCCACGCCACTGATGGAACCCTTATAGCTCAGAAGACTAGAAGCAAAGATAAAGACTTCTATGTATTAGGCTCTATAAAAACTAAGCCTTTAATAGGCATGCACAAGTGGCGTCAAGGTGGTCGTAAGTTAGTAATTACCGAAGGCGAAATTGATATGCTTTCGTATGGTGAACTGACTGACTGTAAGTACCCTGTCGTATCCCTTCCAAACGGTGTCCAATCTGCCAAGAAAAGCCTTCTTGCAAACATTGACTTCCTAAAGAAATTTGAAGAAATAATCCTCATGTTCGATATGGATGAGGCTGGTGAAAACGCTGCAAACGAGTGCTTCCCTATCCTCCCTATTGGACGACTTAAACGCGCCGTGCTTCCCCTCAAAGATGCCAATGCGTGTCTTATGGATAACCAAGGGCAAGCCGTCGTTAAGTCTGTATGGAATGCTGAGGCCTATAAGCCTACAAGTATCGTACGTGTGTCTGACATTATTGAGAAGGCGTTACAACCTCCTGTAATGGGCTTATCCCTTCCTTGGCCGTCAGCAACAAAGGCCACTCTTGGCGTACGTCGTGGCGAGATACATATTGTCGGTGCAGCGCCTAAGATTGGTAAGACTGAATTTCAGCACCAGTTAACGAAGCACTTCACTGATGAGCACAACGAGCGTTTAGGCGTGTTCTCACTGGAAGAAAACCCAGTTAAGACGCTCAAGAAGATAGCAGGCAAGTATGCGAACAAACAGTTCACTAAGCCGCCTGAGATTGGATGCTACACGCAGGAAGAAGCACGCTTAGCGATGGAAGGCTTAGAGGATAAGATTGAATTCTATTCCTCAGAAGGTGTTCGTGACGCTGATGAGATATTGAACATCGTCCGGTACTGGGCAGCTCAGGGCATATGGTTATTTATCGTAGACCCTTTGACAGCCTTAGTAGCTGAACATGATTCGTCATCCGCTAATGACATTCTTAATAGCTTCATGAGTAAAGCAGCCAGCCTTGCTATGGAACTACAGATAACGTTCTTTATGTTCTCACACGTAAACCCACCTAAAGCAGGTAAACCCCATGACCAAGGCGGTGACGTTCTGTCATCCCAGTTTACAGGTTCACGCGCTATGGAAAAGTGGGCGCATTACGGGTGGGCCATCATGCGTAATCGAGATTCAGACGACCCCATCATACGAAATACAGCACGCGTAAAAATGCTGTTTGACCGTGAGTTTGGTGAAGCCTGTACGTTCCATTCCTACTACGACAGTGAGCGCAATGATTGGTCAGAGTGTCCCCCACCTGACTCAGAGGCTCCCAATCCCTTCAACGATGAAACATTCGAAATTTAACTTAACCCTGAGGTAAACCTAATGACCACGCACATCAAACGTGCGGTGGCTGATATAGAAACTGACGGCTTACTTAATGAGCTTTCAGTGCTTTATTGCGGAAGTGTCAGAGATTATGACACTAGCTTAAATCGCCGCTTTAGAGACGTGCGTGACTTAGTACATTACCTATCAACATTTGACGAGGTCTGGTTCCATAATGGTTGTACATTTGACTATCCCGCGCTGTGCTTGTTGTACCCGTCTACTCCCTTTCTTCTTCCAAAGAGTAAAGTACGAGACACTTTGGTTTTGTCCAGATTGCTTTTCCCTGTCCTCGCTAAGAACGATGCAGCGCGTTCACGTAAGATGTCAAAAACTGGACAGCAATATCAGCTACCACCAAAACTTACAGGCTCTCATGCCCTTCAAGCATGGGGTTATCGCTTAGGCGATTACAAAGGTGACTTCTCACCAGCATCAAAAACAAACCCTGCCACAGGCAACCCACACACGTGGCATACAGTAGGTTACAGCGAGGAAATGGCTGACTACTGCGACCAAGATACATCGGTCACATTGAAGCTACTCGAATTACTCCTATCGCGTCCTTGTACCACACTCTCAGCAAACTTAGAGCACGACATAGCGTGGCTTATGGCCCAAATGGAGGCTAATGGTTTTAAGTTTGACCGTAAGAATGCAGTCAATTTATACGCTGAGCTATGTGCTAAACGTGCCGAGGCTACTCATAAGGTAATTACTACTTTTGGTCATTGGTATGTGGCTAATGGTGTCACACACCCCAAAAGAAACGTTAAGTATAAGGACAAGTATCGCGGCGACATTACGCAGGGCGCACCTTATACAAAGATAAAACTTATTGAGTATAACCCCGCGTCACGCGCCCACGCCGTACGATGTTTCAAGAAGTGGTATGGCTGGGTTCCTACGGTATTTACACCCGCTGGTGAACCTAAGATTGACGCCGACGTACTTGACACATTGCCCTACCCAGAAGCAGCAGTGCTTAAAGGTTTCTTCGACATAGCCAAGATGATTGGTCAGTTAGCGGAAGGCAAGCAAGCGTGGCTAAAGGCAATAAAAGAAGATGGTCATATACATGGCCGAGTCAATCCCAATGGTGCCGGAACTGGACGTGCAACACACAGTAGCCCAAACGTTGCTCAGGTGCCTAAAGGCCCAGAAGGTACGTATGGTCGTCGCTGTCGTGAGCTATTCACAGTCCCTGACAATTGGGTACTTCTTGGAACCGACGCCGCAGGCTTAGAGCTACGATGTCTGGGTAACGCATTGGCTCCTTATGATGGCGGCAAGTACTCTGAGACAGTTATAAATGGTGATATTCACTGGCATAACACCTTAGCACTAGGCCTCATGCCTAAAGGAACTATACGTGACAAGGAAAACCCTATTCATGAGCAAGCACGTGACCTTAGCAAGACTTGGATTTATGCCTTCTTGTACGGTGCTGGTGATGAACTTCTGGGCGCAACAGTAGGCTACACACAGGAAGACCGAGACTATTGGCGTTCGCGTGGTACACACGTTCCTATCATCAAACGTCTTAGAGCACGTGGCATTACACCGACTATTGATATGGTCTGTAACATGCTTAAAGGCGCTAAGTTACGTTCGTCATTCCTTAAAGCCGTCCCAGCTATCAAGTCATTTCAACAAGAATGTAAGACCTTGCATACGGAAAACGGAGGTGTCACAGGTCTTGATGGACGCATTATCCCTACCCGTTCGGCCCACTCAGCAACAAACTTTCGCCTACAAGGTGACGGTGCGCTTATCTGTAAGTTATGGGGTGTTCTCATTGAGCAACGCCTACTAGCACGCGGCTTTAAGCACGGCTTTGATGGTGACTTTGCGTACTGTGCATGGGTACATGATGAGTATCAGATAGCTTGTCGCACTAAGGAAATAGCAGAGATAGTAGGCACAGAATCACGTGAAGCAATCGTAGAGGTCGGTAAGACCTTTGGTATCTCATGTGACTTAGATGCTGACTTTAAAATTGGCCCTAATTGGGGTTCTACACACTAACCACACCAAAGGTAAACACAATGATACTGAACGCCCCTCGTCCAGTAGGCGCACTCACGTCTATAACTTACTCAGAAAAGAAACTTCAAGGTCTGCCATGCGGACTACACAGAGCACGTCTTAGTGACGCTATGTTCCTTATCCCTGAGCTTTCAAATCTATATAAGTCATGCCCAGTGCCTCGCGCTGAGTGGGACGAATGGTTTATTGACGTGAAGATTCACATGTTAATGAAAGGTCAGTTTCCTTGCATACCTAATTGGCATACAGACAACGTACCGCGCGTAGAAGGGGCCACACGCTTCGACCTCATAGAGGATGACGCAAAGCCCATGTACGTATGGTTATCGTCTGGCCCTACTACTGAGTTTATCGCTCAGGACTTGGAGCTACCAGACGGCCACGTTAAGGCACATGGGGACTTTGCATTCCTAGAAGCAACCACCCCCACTGAGCAAATTAAAGCACAGCAGTGGTATCAAATGTCACAGACAACACCTCACAGAGGTACATGCGCTGAGGATAACCACTGGCGTGTGTTTGCACGTCTGACACATCAATCCATTAGCAGTGGACGCCCTGTTCTTAACAACATACGTCGTCATGCTCAAGTCTACTTAGACGCTAGTACATTCACTTGGTAACTGAGGTAAATAAATGATTAAGCCAGAACTGTACACAGGTCGAACCATTAAAGGCACATGCCTCGTCACACGTAAGTTAGACGGTGTTCGTATGCTACGTGACGCTGAGGGCAACCCAGTATCACGCAATGGTAAGCCTCTTCATAACCTCCACCGTATCCCGCCTTCAATTACTGACGCTGAGATATTTACAGGCTCATGGGCGTCTACAGTATCAGCAGTGCGAACGCATGAAGGCCCACTCGTACCAGCACTAAAAGCCTACTCATTGTCACCTATCGATAAACGCTTAATTATTGGCATGTATATAGACATAGAAGCTGAGGTAATTCAGAAGCTAATGTGTGCGGCGTTAGAGCGCGGTGATGAAGGCTTAGTGCTATACACCGATGTTCAAGGCGTTACCAAGGCATACAAAGTTAAGCCCAAGGAAAACTACGACGTACCTGTTACAGGCTCCACTCTCAGTAAAAGCAAAGGGAAGTATGCAGGCATGATAGGCGCACTCATAACACCTAAAGGCAAAGTGTCAGGCATGGGTGACAAAGACCGCAAAGCATTCACTAAATGTCTTCCAGAAATGATTGAAGTTGAATGTATGGGCCTTACTGAAAACGGTAAGTTCCGACACCCTCGTTTCGTACGCGAACGCTTCGACAAATAAGTAATGAAACCCCCGCACCTAAGCACAACCAACCTACTTCATATAAAGGAAATACCCATTATGTTCACTAAAAAACTTACAAACATTCTTTCTTCTTACGACAAACTTGAAACACAGCTATGCGTATTCACTGATGAAAACGAAAAGGTAATTGAAAAGCGTCGCCAAGAGCTTGAGGTTGCTGAACGTGAACAAGCCCGTGCTCATCGTGTACTAGACAAAGTACAGGCTTTCTTGAATGACTGAGACAATTGACCCAGCGTACACACTCGACACATACCAAGAGCAAGCCGCTGAGTTTGCTGTCTATCCTCAAGGTTCATTCTATCCAGTGTTTGGTTTAGGCGAAGAGACAGGTGAAGTACTTGGCTTGTTTGCTGAGGCTATTAACAACAAAGGCACTGTTGACCTAGTGAAAGTAAAGAAAGAACTAGGCGACGTCTTATGGCACCTCTCACAGATTGCTAATGACAATGACTTCTCGCTCAGCGAAATCGCAGCATTAAACATTGCCAAACTAACCGACCGTAAGAAACGTGACGTCATCATTGGAAGCGGTGACGAACGCTAAGGAGACATATTGTCAGATACACCATTAACAGGTGGCTCGTCTGGCTACTACATTGCAGACGTTACGCACCCAACAAGACCAGAAGTCGAACCCTACCAAGCAGAATGCAACGACATCATTGAAGCCTTAGATATGCGCTTCGCAGAGGCTAACGTATTTAAAGCTGTATGGCGTCGTGCAGCAGCACGCTTAGGTTACGGTAAAGCAGGAACAACCCTGCTTTACGACGCAGAAAAGATGGTCTTCTTCTCAGAACGCGAAGTCGTCAGAGAGCATAAGAACGCCGACTAAACATCCCCTCTAAACCACTCTCAATAGGTACTAAATGAAAAACATCATTCTCTACGGTGCGCCTTTTTGCGCCAACTGTCAGGCAGTAAAACGCATATTAGCATCGAAAGATATTCCGTTCACATACGTGGATATAGCTGATGACGAGCAAGCCGCTGACCTATTAGCCAGCCAAGGTTTCTTAGGCCTTCCAGTTATGAAAGAAAACTCAAATACCTACGTCGGTTTAAAAGCCGTGGAGACTGCCAATGCTTACTAAAAAATACGCTCTATATGACACAGAGACTGCGAAGTTTCTTAGCGCCGAAGGTGGTTTTGTATGGGCCTCAGAGTTCAAAGCAAAGACTAAGTACAACAACTTTGCACGTTATGGCCTCTCAGAATCCAAACCATTCTCACAACAAAAGCGTGTTGTTCTACGTGAGGTACACATTAATGCAAGCTAAATACTTAGACCACATGGGTGGCGATCTTGCCGTAGTACAGGCTGCTAAAGTCTCATTCGCGGATGATGCCACAGTACAAATGTTTATCGATGACATTGAGGCTGACTTGACGGACACACGTTCACACGAAGCCTTAATCCGGTACTTAGCCACTCATAATCACTGGACACCATTTGCACATGCAGTCATCAAACTGCGTATGAGAGCACCTGTACCAATACGAACGCAATGCTTCAAACACAAGCAAGGTTTTGTCGAAAATGAAGAAAGCCGCCGTTACATTTCTGACGCGCCTGAGCTATTCATTCCAGACTTTTTTCGCTCCAAGCCAGTAGGCAGCATCAAGCAAGGCTCAGCTGGTAAACACAAAGATTCCGACCTTTGGTTAGCGCGTTATCGCTCAATGAGTGAACTTGCTATCGGCCGTTATATAGATGCTGTAGCCGCTGGTATCTGTCCTGAGCAAGCACGCTTCTTCTTACCTCAAGGCTGCCAAGTCAATTGGGTATGGACAGGAAGTCTTGCAGCGTTCGCCCGTTTCTATAAGCAACGCACTGACTCACACGCACAAGTTGAAATACAACAGCTTGCGAAAGCAGTCGGTGAACTAATCCAACCCCTCTTCCCATACTCATGGAAGTACCTGACCAAATAAGGAACTCAATGACCAAAAAACCACTACTTGACTTACGCCTAGATGAAAACCTCACCTCGTTAGGCCGCACACTTCTCACTGACTACTACCTACGACCTTCCGAAACCTCCCCTCAAGAAGCCTTTAGTCGTGCTGCTTATGCTTTCTGCAATGGCGACTTCAAGTTAGCACAGCGTATTTACGGCTATGCGTCGAAACAGTGGTTCGTACCAAGTTCACCAATTATGTCCAATGCACCCGCAGGCGTATGGGAAAACATCAATGGTAAATATGAATTCACACTTAGTGAAAAATTACGTGCCATGCCTATTAGCTGTTTCCTAACGCACGTGCCTGACAACATATTCGGTCAGATTAGCGCCTCCACAGAGCTTGCAGCTATGTCTATCGTAGGTGGTGGCGTAGGTCAGCATTTGAAGATGCGCGGCGTAACAGATAAATCGTCTGGCGTTATCTCATACACAAAAACCTCAGACAGTAACATCTTGTATTACAAACAAGGCAAGACTCGTAAAGGCTCGGTTGCTTTATATCTCGACGTTGAGCACCCAGAAATCATGGAATTTATTGGTGTTCGTATTCCTACTGGTGGTGACATTAACCGTAAGAGTCAGAACATTCATAACGCCGTCAACATAACAGACGTGTTCAGGGAAGCAGTACTTGAAGATGGAATCTTAGAACTACGTGAACCCAACACAGGCAAGGTCGTGGAGACACATCGAGCACGTGAAGTTTGGGAAGCAATGTTAGACACACGCTTTCGTACAGGTGAACCATTCATTAATTACCTTGATGAAGCAAACCGCCAACTACCTCAAAACCTTAAAGCACACGGCTTACATATCAACGGTTCAAACCTTTGTAATGAAATCCACTTACCTACTGATAAAGAACGCTCAGCCGTTTGCTGTCTATCGTCCGTAAACCTTGAGTTCTACGACGAGTGGAAAGACACAAGTATGGTTCGTGACATTATCCGCTTCTTAGATAACGTCTTAGATTTCTTCATCAAGCACGCCCCTAAAGGTCTTGAGAAAGCAGTACGTGGTGCTACCGATACACGTGACCTAGGACTAGGCGCTATGGGTTTCCACTCCTACCTTCAACGCAATCACATTCCATTTGAGTCAGGCGGCGTCAAAGGCGCTATGACAATGAATTACAGAATGTTCAAGCGTATCAAAGAAGAAGCAGTGAAAGAGACAAAGCAACTAGCTGTTGAACGTGGCGAGCCTCCTTTAATGAAAGGCACAGGCCGTCGTAATGCTCACCTTCTAGCCATTGCACCGAACGCTAATAGCTCTCTAATCGCAGGCACTTCACCTTCCATTGAACCGTACACAGCGAACTACTTTGTACAGCGTACTCGCGCTGGTTCACACGTGGTACGTAATCCATACCTTGAACAAATCTTGTCAGCCATTGGTGAAATGATGGAAGACGTAAAGGACGTCACGAAATGGGTAGCTGAACAGTTCAAGAAAATAAACGCGACACGTGGCTCAGTGCAGGACTTACCGTACCTGAGTGATGAACTAAAGGCCGTATTCAAAACCGCACGTGAGATTGACCAACGCTGGCTAATAGACCACGCGCGTGTACGTCAGGAATTTATCTGCCAAGGCCAAAGCGTCAACTTGTTTTTCACAGCTGGTGTATCCCGTCGTGAAGTAAACCAAGTACATCTACGAGCCTTTGCTAGTGATGGTGTCGGTTTCCCTCTTAAAGGGCTGTATTACCTACGAACAAACAAGTCAAAAAACACTGAGCAGCTAGACAGCAAAGTCGAACGCAAAGCTCTCAAAGAGCACAAACCAACGGAGGACGATGAATGCCTAGCTTGCCACGCTTAACTAACTTTTCGCAGACCTACAAACCTTTTCACTACCCGTGGGCAATGGAATTCGCAGTAGAACATGAAGACGTCCACTGGACTGAAAACGAATTGGAACTTGCCGAGGACGTAAAGGACTGGAAACAGAATCTTACTCCTATCGAAAAGAACCTGACGTCTCACATTCTACGCTTATTCACCCAAAGCGACGTACAAGTTGGTCAGAACTACGCTGACTACTTCATCCCTATCTTTAGAAACAATGAGATACGTAACGCTTTGTTGTCTATTGCGGCCCGTGAAGGCACACACCAAAGGGCATACGCAGCGATTAATGAAACGCTGAACTTACCTGACTCTGAATTCCATGCGTTCCTTGAATATGTGGAAATGGCAGACAAAGCACGCTTCATGGGCGCGAATGATACGACAGATAAAAAGGGTATCGCCCTAGCCCTCGCTAAGACTGTATACAGTGAAGGCGTGTCGTTGTTTGGTGCTTTCGCAATGCTCCTTAACTTCCAACGTTATGGTCGTATGAAAGGTATGTCTGAGTCCGTTCGATGGTCAATTGTTGACGAATCAATGCACGTAGACTTCATGGCTAAGTTATTCCATGCGTACTGTGAAGAGAACCCAGAGGTCGTGACACCTGAGTTGAAAAGACTTATTCGTGATATGGCATTTGAAGTGTTTGAACTTGAGTCTAAGTACTTTGACCTAGCGTTCGAACTTGGCCCCGTACGTGGATTAGATAAAGAAACAATGAAGCGTTACACCAAGTTTCTTCTTAACCGCCGCCTACAACAACTAGGCCTTGAGACTATCTTCGAAATTGAAGAAAACCCCCTTGAATGGTTCGTTGAAATCATGGGTTCTGAGGTACACGCAAACTTCTTTGAAAGCCGCGTAACTGACTATCAAGTGTCAGGAATGGACGGCACATGGTCAAACGCTTATTAACCTAAAGGTATCAATATGCCAGAACAAACGTCCCACAAAGACGCATTCGGTCACGCTGTATTTATTGGTGACACGGTTGCTTATGTACTTCCACAAGGTAGATCCAAAAGATTACACGTTGGCGAGGTTACTGAATTTTCTAAAGAAGGACATTGCGTCTACGTAGATGGCAATCGTAAGGAGGCATACAACGTAATCAAAAAGGTAGAAACGTTATGAAAACCTTCATGGAACGAATGAAACTACGTCTAACAGCCGCCTTGTTTTTAGCCATGTGTTCCGTCTTATTCCCATTAATGATGATAGGCGCAGCAATCAAATTACTCTGCATTTTACATAAGAAAGGCCCTCGTCTTCGTGACGTAAGGGAAGCTTCTTATTCACTTATAACCGGAAAGGACTAACTTTGACCCAAGCAGCAAAACCTATCGCATTACTAATTGATGGCGACGTGTTCGCCTTTCAAGGAGCCGCAAGTGCTGAATTCACTGTAGAGCTAGAAGACACTTACCACCGCGTAGCCCACATGAGTGACGCAAAACACCATGTGCTAAGCAACATTACTGAACTAGCTAAGCAACTAAAGGCTACAAAAGTAATAAACACATTGTCTTGCCCAACACGACGCTACTGGAGACACGACGTCATCGAGACGTACAAAGGTGGCCGTAAGAACGTTAAAGGCCCTATCTCATTAGGTGGGCTGAAAGAGTGGATGCAGACCGTCTATGAGTCGTATATATGGCCCAATATGGAAGCCGACGACGTACTAGGTGTTCTCGCTACAGACCCTTCGTTCCTCCCAGAATACACCAAAATAGTCGTGTCCATTGATAAGGATATGAAAACCATTCCTGACACCTATATCTACAATCCTGACAAAGACTACCAGCCTTGGTTTAACCACCGTGGTGAAGCCGATATGTGGTTCTTAGCGCAAGCTATTGGTGGTGACTTTACGGATGGTTACTCAGGTGTACATGGTATTTCTACAGACGGAGCAGAGAAGTTTTTAATAGAACCTTTCCGCTACGAACAGTATGAGCACACGTTCAAATCAGGCCCACGTAAGGGTGTATCAGAGCCACGCTGGCGCAAAGTTGAAGCCAGTGAAATCATGTGGGAAAACATCTTAACGCTATACGCTAAAGCTGGTCAGACACCAGAAGATGCCCTTGATAACGCACGTGTCGCACGAATCCTACGTCACGAAGAGTACAACCAAAAAACCAATGAGGTAACACTATGGAATCCCGAAACCGCACACTAACCGTTCAAGTAATGGCTACCGTTGAAGTTGACTATTCGCATGAAGAACTTCAGATAGCGGGTGGTGATTTTCGTACTATGAAAGTAGGTATCGAACGCCTTATGAAGCAAGACTTATTGCCATCTTTCCAAGCAGATAAACATTGTCGTGTATCTGTTGGAACCATTAGCTACCCAACTTCCAAGAAACTCAAACTGTTAAAAGGTAAATAACATTATGCCAGAACAACTAGAAGACGAAGCCCTAGCAGAGAAAAAAGCGACAGCCGCTGAGAAGGCTCGTAAAACACGTGCAGCTAATAAGCTGACCAAAGAAAGCGCAGAGGCATTTACAGCAGACGCGGTACAAGAAAACCAGCGGTCTATGGAACGTGTAACTAAGTACAATCGCACAACACCAAAACCACAAACAGGTAAAGGTCATACCATCGTAATCTGATAACCCACACCATAGGAAAGAAGCAAGATTCTATAGGTAAACTTTAGGTCTTACTCTATGTATATACCTAGCACAGCGAAGGATACTAAATGACTCAATTCATAGATAGTCACCATCATGTAAGCCCTCATGTTATCAAACGCCTTGAAGAAGCCTTTCCCAACGTAATGCCTCCAAAAGGTAGCACGCTGGAAGACATAGCTCATAAACAAGGTTCGCTACACGTTGTGAATTTCATCAAACAATTAATTGAAGGAGGCAAAGACTAATGTGCTTTTCTAAACCAAAGCCTGCCCCACAAGCGTCTGCCCCAGCGCCTGCCCCAGCAGAAGTAGCAGACTTATCAATCACAGCAGACACCAAGAAAAAGTCTAAACGCAAGACAGCTCAAACGTCAGGCTCAGCGGCTTATCGCCAAGACCTATCATTGAATACAGGTAGTCAAGGCTCAGGTCTTTCAATTCATAAATAACAAAGGAGTCCTAATTGTCAGAGACAGACTTATTGTCTTCTCGCTTCTCTAAACTCCAAGCAGTCCGAACGAGCCACATCAATCGCGCCATAGCGTCTGCTTCCGTTACCATCCCTTCTCTATTCCCTCCTTTAGGAACTACTGGTCAAACCGACTTACGTTCCCCTTCTCAGTCTCAGGGCGCTATGTGTGTAAACAGCTTAGCGTCAAAGATACTTCTCGCGCTTCTTCCACCTAACCAAGCATTCTTTCGCTTGACCGTAGATGAAACCGATTTAGGTGACGTTGAAGATAATACAAAGGGTGAAATTGAAGAGGCACTATCGGCCCTTGAACGTTTGGTTCAATCCGAGTTAGAGAGTAAGAATTCACGACCCGTTCTACATGAAACCATTAAGCAACTTCTAATCGCTGGTAATGCTTTACTTTTCGCAGGCCAAGACGCCTTAAAAATGTACCGCTTAGACAAATACGTCTGTAAGCGTGATGGCATGGGCAAGCCTAAAGAAATCATTATCGAAGAGAAAGTAACGCGTGATGAAATACCTAAACACGTTATTGCTGTACTACCTGAGTCAACCCAACAGGATGACCAAGAGTACGTAATGTATACCCAGATTCTACGCAATGGGAATCACTGGGTAGCTATACAAGAAATCAATGGCGTCACTGACCCTAAATCCCGCACCACCTTTCCACTGACCAAATGTCCTTATATCCCACTACGCATGATTCGTGTCGATGGTGAAGATTATGGACGCTCTTATGTTGAAGAATACATAGGCGACTTGAAGTCACTGGAAGTACTCACCAAGGCACTAAACGAAGGCACCGCAGCCGCCGCACGTGTCATTTTCCTTGTACGCGCAAACGCCACAACTAAGCCAAAGGTTTTAACATCTACGCCTAATGGTGGTTTTGCTACAGGCGACAGAGAAGACGTCTCAGCCTTACAGCTAGATAAACAAGCCGACTTTGCACAAGCACGTCAGCGCATGATGGAAATCAAAGAAGACCTATCAGCTGCGTTCTTACGCAACTCTACGTTAACAAGAAATGCGGAGCGTGTTACTGCAACGGAAATACGCGCAATGGCACAAGAGCTGGAAACCGTCTTAGGTGGTATCTATGCCTTATTGTCAATCGAACTTCAACTGCCATTAGTTCACGTAACGATGGCCCAGTTACAACGCACTGGTGCTCTACCAGATATGCCCAGCGATATGCTCAAACCTCAAGTTCTCACAGGTGTAGCCGCGCTGGGACGCTCTCAGGAGCTGGACAATTTACGACTATTACTAGAAGCACTTGCGCCCTTAGGGCCAGAAGCTATCTCAGGAAGTATTGAAACCGACGAGTACGCCAAGCGTGTGGCATCGGCCTTGTCTATAGACACAAATGGTCTGATTCCAACACCTGAGCAGAAAGCAGAACGCAAGCAACAAGAACAAGCGCGTGAGGTAGTCCAAACGCTAGGCCCACAAGCCATGCAAATGCAAGGACAACCCGCAAAGTAAGCGACACCTCGTCGTAATAGCCCACACCATAGGAGAAATATTTGCCTAAGCAAGAACTTTCAGAACATGACCGCCAAATGATTGCAGTCGCTGAAAACGGCCATCCGTCAGACCCTTCCGAAAACATTGATAAATCCAAAGTGCCAGAAGGTGAACCAGAAGGTGAACCAGAAGAACCCGCATCCACTGAATTTACACTACCAGAAGGCTATGCGTCGTTCGATGAGTTAGTAGCAGCTGCCAAACGAGGCAAAGACTCTACAGAGGAAAAGCCAGATGGTGAAAGTACAGAAGAAGACACCGCAGAAGACAAGGAACAACCTTCCGAAGAACAAGAAGAGTCAGACACTTTGTCCGGCGCTGAGCTTGAGCTACGTGAAATCCGCGTCTACGAATCTGTAGGTGGTAAGGAACAGTATAAAGAAATTACCAAGTACGCAGCCGCTAATTGCTCAGAAGAAGAGCTAGATGTTTACAACGCAGCAGTCAATGGGACAGACCCAACAATTGCTATGTTCGCAACACGCGCCCTTCAAGCAATGCACGCACAACATGCCTCGAAAACGCATGGCACTCAAGGTCAGATGACATTACCTGACGGCAATAGCTCCGTACCTGTGGCCTCCACTGGGTTCGCTAATCAATCTGAAATGATGAAAGCAATGTCCGACCAACGTTACCGCACAGACCCTGTGTTCAATGCTCAGGTAAGTAAGCGCGTAGCTTTGTCAACCTTCTAAGTAACAGCAAACACCCCTTCTCAAGCCACAAAAACCTCAGACCCACCTTTCGTGACTTTCTTATATATCGCGCACTTTTCGCGCACCCCGCAACACCAAGCATCCCCGCTAAACATAGAGCCTATCAATCTCTTAGGCGGCGCTGGTTACGCAACGTAATCAAGGAGAACCATTCTTTATGTCATTCCCAGTAGACCAAACAGTAACGAATAACGGCCAAGTCAACAACGAAGGCGACAGCCGAGCACTATTCCTCAAAGTCTTCTCAGGTGAAGTGTTAACCGCTTTCCACCAAACAAACCATGCCCTAGCTCTAACACGTGTACGCTCTATCCGTTCTGGTAAGTCAGCACAGTTCCCTGTACTAGGCACAACTTTAGCTACCTACCACACACCTGGTCAGTTAATTAAAGCCGACCAATTACCTTCTGTAGAACGCACAGTTACCATTGATGACGTAGCTCTTTCTGCTATCTTCGTGGCTGACATTGACGATGCTATTAGTCACTTTGACGTACGCTCTCAATACTCTGCCGAAGCTGGTCAAACACTAGCTGACATGATTGACCGTAATATCTTCCGTATGGTTTCTCAAGCGTCTTTCATTACAGACAAAGATTCAGCGACAGCCGCTGGCCTATCTGTTCCTAGCCGTGGTCAAAAGTACACAGCAAACATCGAGTTAGCAGCAGCTGGCGATGAAGATGACGGTTCTAAGGTAGTTAACGCTATCTTTAAAGCACGTACGCAGTTCCGCAAAGCGTCTATCACTGGCGAGTTAGTCTGTGTATTACCACCAGAACAATACGAAGCCTTAGTCAACGTTCAAGACACTAATAAAGTAACTTGGATGAACAAAGACGTAGGCGGTGTAGGTTCGGCTGCTATGGGTACTGTCCCTTATGTAGCTGGTGTTCGCATCATCGAATCTGTAAACGTTCCACAAGACGACGAAACCGTTGCCCTATTGAATGACCCTGAGCCTTTGGCTGATGGCACTGTAGGTTCTGGTAATGCTGCAAAATACCGTGGCGACTATAGCCGTGTAATCGGTCTTATCTTCCAGAAAGATTGTGTAGCAACCACTAAGCTAATGGACGTGTCTACTAAGTGGGTAAATGAAGACCTACGATTAGGTAGCACTGTCTTAACTACTCAAGCTGTCGGTCACGACATCCTACGCTTTGAGTGCGCTGTTTCTATCTTGAAAGCAGCTGTCTAATTTAAACCCTTAACCACCAAGCCCAACACGGAGTATTAGCCTGTGTTGGGCTTTTTTTTAATCATAAGGAAGCTTAATGAACTTAGCACCTACCACACGGCTAGAAGCTGTGAACGTCTTGCTTGCCTCTATCGTTGAGGCTCCAGTAAACAGCCTTGATGAAAATGGCCTTGATGAAGCCGCTATCGCATCCTCTGTTATAGATGAAACGAGTCGTGCTGTTCAAACACATGGCTGGCTTTGGAATACAGAGTATAACTACCCTCTTGGTCGTGATAATACGTCTGAGATACAAGTTCCTTCTAACACGCTAAAAATACACTTTAAGGATAGCCGCTACATAACACGTGGTAAGCGGGTGTATGACCGTAATACGTTCTCTTATCGCCATAGCTCAGACCTCACAGCTGACATAATTGTTGGTCTTGATTGGGAAGAACTACCAGAAGTCCTACGGGCTTACATCATGTATCGCGCAGGACGTGTGTTCCAAGCGCGTCAACTAGGTTCGCAAGTACTCTTCGCGTTTACTAAGGAAGATGAAAACGCAGCCTTCCTTGAACTATCTTCAACATCAATGGAAATGGAAAACGTATCTATCTTTGACAATGTGGAATTACAGCTAATGCTTAACCGTGATAGCTCAGTATCTGCTTTTAATTACAGAGCGGGTTCCATCGGAGGTTCTTACTAAATGCCAGCATTAGTGTCACAAGATATTACCAACCTACAGAACGGTGTGTCTCAGCAAAGTCCGGCCCTACGTTATCGTTCACAATGCGAGGAACAAGAAAACTGCCGTAATGACCCAGTGGAAGGCATGGGGAAACGTCCTAATACAATACGTCGAGCGCGTGTATCTGCTATTACAGAGCCAGAGCTTGCCGTACTCAAGACGTATGAACGTGATGAAAACGAGCAGTACAAAATGGTTATTGAAGATGGCTTAATACGAGTGTTTGACACTCTATCCGGCATTGAATACCCAGTAGTCTCGGATGAACAAGCGCGTAAATACATGCGTATTAAAGGTGACACACAAGCTAATCGTGCTTACCAACTTCTCAATACAATAGACACTACGTTTGTGCTGAATAAGACAGCAGCGGTACGACGTTTGAAGCTAGGAGAAGAACCCGTAGAGGCAAGCTTTAATGTTGCCCGTACACTACACATATCAACAATGCGTCATCCACTATCAGGTCAGCGCGCCGATGGATTCACATACGAGGCGTCATTCACAATAAACAACACTGCTTATAAGATGTCTGACCCTTTAGCTTCCGCTACTACATTGGCAGCAACAGTGTTAAATGGACTGCAAGAACAATATGGCAGCACGGCAACCGCTATACGCCTGTCAGGTTATGACATCTTCGTTGATATGCCAGCTAGTGTTGACCTTGATTTAAGCAGCGAGTGGACAGCTTATGATTCGATAGGTGCTCTATTAGGTACAGGTTCATTGATTACTGTGATTACGTACGCGCAGAATCAAAGCACAGCACCTGTGAGCCCTCCTGCCGCCCTTTGGTATATCAAGCAGGCCGATTATGCATCAACGTATATAATTACTATAGACGGAGCCAGCTTTTCTATCACGACCCCAGAGGCCACAAGTGACCAAGCGCGCGCAGGCTTAAACACAATAGGCCTAACGTCTGAAATGGCTGGTAAGATAAATTCTAACGGCAATTACTCAGCGTCTCAGCATGGCAACACACTATACATTAAGAGAGCCAATGAGGCCGACTTTACTATCGAAGCTCATGATGACTTAGGGGACAGAGCGTCTTATGCAGTTAAAGAATATGCTGCCACTATGGACACTGTACCGCCAAACGGTATAGAAGGATTTAAGCTACAAATAAAAGGTGAAGCGTCCGACATATCTGTTGAACCTTATTACATTATGTGGACGTCACTTAGCGATACAGGCGATAAGACAACAGGTGTATGGACAGAGACAATAGCGGACGCAGCTGACACTACGTTAGACCCGCGCTCAATGCCACATGCCCTAGTGAGACTGCAAGATAACACCAAGATTACTGTAGATAATCCATTAGGAATTTACTTTGACCTAGGCAGTGCCTCTTATGCTTCACGCTCAGTGGGTGATGATGACACAGCGCCTTTCCCGTCCTTCGTATCAGCGCAGAACTCAAAGGGAATGATAACAAAACGTCGTCATATTAAGACAATGGGTTATCACAAGAACCGAATGACACTGGTATCTGATGAGAATATCGTATTATCTGAGACAGGCGAGTATCAGAACTTCTTCCCCACTACCTCTGTCACTATCCTTGATTCTGACCCTATCGATATTGCTTTGAACATCAATGCCGTCGCACCTGTAGAGCACATGCTACAACATGAAGGCCACCTATTCTTGTTTGCACCACGCCATCAAATGGTAGTGACGTCAGGGCAAGAAACATTCAGTGCTTCATCTATCGATGTTAAGACGTTATCTACGTACAAGACCGATACCGACGCCGCACCTTTCATTCATGAGGGTTCTATACACTTTTGGGATAAAGGCGCTAAGTACTCGCAGCTTTATGAGTACATACCTCAAGGAGGCACAGGGAGCTACAAAGCCCTACCTTTAATGGCACACGTACCGCGTTATGTTACGGGTGATGTTATTAAGAGTGTTTCTATCCAACCAGCAAACCTAATGGTACACCTGACACGTGACGATGACGGGAAGGCTGTTAATTATCTGTACGTTACAAACATACTTTTCGAAGGCTCAGAACGAGTACAGAATGCGTGGCAAAAGTGGACATTTAAAGGGACTGTCATTGATATAGCCCTAGTGTCTAACCGCTTGTCAGTTCTTATGAATTACGAAGGTGTTCTCTACCTTGAAGACATCATACTTACTCATGACCCACTTAAAGAAGAAATAGACATCCCTGTCTTCTTAGATTCACGCGTAGAGTTAGACAGCGAGGATAACTTAGATAACTTAGGTGGTCGGACTGTGTTTGCTTATAAAGGGCGACGCTGGGCGGGACATCCTTATATCCAAAAGTACGTGTTCTCACAGTTCTTCCCTAGGGACGGTGACGGTAAATCAATCACAACCGGAATACTCCAATTACGCTACCTAACACTTTCATACATAAATACCACTACGTTTGAAGTACAAGTCGCTCGCGGCTTAGAAGTACGCTCTAAGATGTTCGAAGGTGTAACCGTAGGTTCTCTGCAATTCATGCTAGGCAGTATTCCAACAGTGTCAGGTACAGAAAAATTCCCCATACATACGCGTTCAACCAGAGCGTACATATCAATCCTTAATGCCACACCTCAAGACGCATTATTTCACGCGGCTACATGGTCAGGGGCATTCACACAGAAAACACAGAGAATGTAATCATGTTTAACCTACGAAAATACGCAGCACGTGACCTACTCCCTCTTACCATCCACCTTCGAGAAGCTGACAAAAACTACATACTGGCAATGACTAACACAATGCCTTTTATAGCTTTGTCTAATAGCTTCGCTGACGCTGATACCGCCGTGACAATAGTTAATGAAGAAGACACACCTGTCGCTGTCTTTGCTGTGTCAGGCGGTAACGTTTGGCTACAAACATGCAACCTAACCGATGGTAGGGCCTTGGACGTCATTAGGGCAGGTAAGGAGATACTAAAAAGGCTAGGCGATGCAGAACTATATTGTGTCGTACCAGTTAAAGATACACGCGTGAGGCTGCTATGTAAGGCTATGGGATTCAATGAACAGGTAGAGTTCACTGACAATTTCAATGGTACAGGCATTGCTCATGTTGAATTAAAACGGAGGACTAATTGACTGAATTAAAGAAAATAGAAGAAAACCTCAAGGCGTTACCGCAAGCATACACCCCATCAAACCACCTCTTCACTCAAGGTTTATACACAAGAGAAACCTTCCTACCACAAGACACTGTCGCTATCGGCAAACGTCACAAGTACAGCACTCTTAATATCTTAATAAAAGGAACTATGACCGTCGCAATGGATGACGACTTAGAACATAAGGTTACTTTAGAAGCGCCCTGTGCCTTTGAGTCAGAGGCAGGTGTTAAGAAGGTAGTTCGTTGTCATACAGATTGCGTAATCCTCAACGTGCATCGTACTGACTCTAAAGACATTGATGTTTTAGAAAGAGAGATGATTATGGAAGAGGACATTGCAGGCACAACGTCGTGGTATACGGATAAGGAGGAAAGCTAATGGCATACGTAGCTTTAGCCGCTTTAACACTATCAGCGTACTCAGGAAACGAGAACGCAAAGAACAACAACGAGATTGCTGCGAATAACTATGCCGCATCAATTGAAGCGCAAAGTGACACCAATACGCAGCTTAATGAGCAAACACGCCAACAGGAAGAGATTACAGCCGACCAAGAACTTGAAGCACGTATTAAGGCCCTACAGGCGCAGTCCACATTACAAGCTAGTGAGCGCGGTGTCAGTGGCGTATCCGTCGATCGGCAGAGTCAGGCTATACAGAACTCATTAGGTAAATACTTGCAGGACTCAACCTCTAACACAGAGTCTTCACGACGCCAGTTATCAATGTCTAAGAAAGGTGTTACAGCCCAGACGCAAAGTCGTATCAATAGCACCCCACGTGCTGCGTATGACCCAACAGCTGACATTGTAAACACCGGCTTATCAATCTATACAGGCTTTGACTCTGCTAAACGTAGTGCTTCTAAGAATGATATGGAACAGCCGTCATTCAATGATTACGCTACAGGAGATTGGAAATGACAAAACGAGTTACCGCCCGTCCCGTTAACACATACATAAGCCCTGTTGACAATAAGTCTAAGGGCCTAAATGAGCGCACACGTCAAGTAGGCCGTGCGTTTCAAAGCCTAGGTGTTATCGTCAAAAACCGCCGTGACGCAGACTTTGATGAAGCCGCAGAAGACGTACAGGCAAAGATAGGCCTTAAAGCCACAGCCCTTGCGTCTGACTACATGCCAACCATTAAACAGGAAATGAGCAAGCCGGAAATCTATGACCAAGACGCCAATTCTTTCTTAGATTCTGACGTATACAGGATAGGTGAAGACAAACTAAGTGAACTGTCCCAGTACCCAGAAGCTCACAAGCGTTACGCATCGTCTTATCGAGAAACAATGTTAAAAATGTTCCAAGATGGTAAGGCAGTACGTGAGCATGAAAAGGTCGTAATGGACTCAGACAAAGCACAGTTAACAAGTGCTAATTTAGGTGGTAAGGAAGCTCACCTAATGTCATTTGATGCTTCGCTGAAAGCTGGTGTAGACCGCGATGATGCGTTTACCACTACTCTTGCTGTTGCGAGTATAAAAGGCGCTGAGTATGCCAAGGGAATGACTATGGACAAACGCTGGACACCCGAAGAACGCGTACGCCTTACAGGACTAGCTAATAGACTCTCTGCTAAGGAAGAAGCCGCTAATTCAGCACAAAGCGAGGAGCTTAAACTCTCAGCGTTAACAGCCTTGAACGAAGCGAAAAACGTACAGGGACGTAAGGAGCGAAGTGATGCTCTACGTAAAGCCAATGATGCTTATTCCAGTGTTTATTCAACAGCACAGAAAGCACAAATCGCGGCTACCTTGAACCAGCTAGATACAGAGGTAATTGTTGAAGAAGAGATACGCGGTCAGTTAGGCAGAGTATCTACACAACGTCTATCAGAAGGTGTGGGTACACCTAATAGCTACCGTTTACCTTTGAGTGACATTAAGCGTATTCAGAATGAAGAAACCACCAAGGCTTTAGAGTCAGGTGATGCACCTCGCTTAATCGCATTGGCTTCTATGCCAGAAGATACACCTTCCGTATTGTCAGAGTCGTTCAATAACGTCTTTGGTGCTATTGACAGCTATGACCCAAACAACCCAAACACAGCGAATACACCTGAGAAGTTGAACAAAGCACTCGCTACAGCAAACTTCATTACGGATAACTTAGGTGCTGGACGTATGCGCTCAATAATGGGTAATCAATCCTATGCAGACTATCAGGACTTACGGACGCTTACCGCTTACTACGGTTCCGAGTCAGCTGTGGAGCAATACAAAATGTCCAAACAGTTATCAGCTAATGGAACAATGCCCACACCAGAGGATTGGACTACGTCACAACGTTCTGTCACAGACTATGCATTAGATGAATTAGGCAGTCAGTACATGCGCGCAGGTGATGGTAATTACGGTGCAATGAACCGTGCGTCACTTGAGTCACAATTGGCACCTATGTTCCGTATCTGGAAGACCTCAAACCTAAGCAAGGGCGAAATGAAGAAACGCGTAGAACACCTTGTAGAGTCTTCTCAATGGGGTGGTTACATCAATGGAAGAACGCTAGGTCAGGCTGTTACAAAACTTACAGCAGGCAACATGGGCAACCCTTATGGAACCAAAGATGCAGCAGAGCTTCTTGATGACTATCGCACCGCTATCACTGAGGACGTAAAGCAAACGATGCCCGACCTTGAAGGTATCGACTTAATCATTGGCAATGACCCCAACACCATTTTCTTATACGACAAGTCTGGAATGTTTGTCCCTAATGGCATTCGCTCAGTGTCAGAAGTAGTGGACTACATTGGTCAAAATATTTCTACACTCAAACAACAGGAGAAAGATGAATACGCAGACGAACAACACCAATCCGCTGTTAAAGAGCAGCAACGCGACAAGGAACGAGAACGTAAACGCACCCAAAGCGAAAACTTTGGATTCTCAGCCGACCTCAACGTCCTTTAAAACACCTCAAGTTAAACCCTTCCGTACACCCGAACCATTCGCCCCAGTAGACACGCCAACTTCCCCTCAGCAAGAAACTAAGGAGACATCTTTTGGTGACTCAATTTCTGCCGCTGTGGAATCAGAGTGGGTAGTCAGTGGTATGGATGACATAGACCGAGTCTTTAAAGAATACAACCAAGAAGGCACAAAGGTGTCGATTGAAGACTTTGACAGACTTGATGATTCCTATGATGAAGACCAGTTACACGCATTCCGTGACTTAGTAGGTGAACAGGCCACAGCCGATGAATGGGACGACCATATTGCTGAATTTGCCCAAACAAACGAAGCACGTAAGTTACTCTCAGAACAAGGTTTAAAAGGCGCTGGTATCTCAATCGGTGCCGCCATCTTAGACCCATCGTTCATTGCACTAACGACAGGAAGCGTGGTTGCTGGTGACAAAATCACAGGCACTATCTTAGCTGGTCAGAAACTTGGTCGAATAGGCGCAATTACTAAGGCCGTCGCTGAGGCTGGTCTTGCTGGTGCCACTGGTACGGCTATCCTCACTAAAACGCAGAACGATTACACGACAGCTGACGCTATGGTGGATACGCTGGCTGCTTTAGCTGTTACAGGTGGTTTAGGGGCGTTAGCTTCTAAGTCATCCCAGAATGCAGCACAGGCATTAGGTAACGCTGAGGCTGAACGTAAAGTAGCTGAGTCGTCTCAGAGCATAGGTGCTGCCAAGGTAAAAGGTAACGCAGGCCCTCTTCGTCTTGATGACTATGGACGTTTCTCTAACTCGGATAACCAAGTATTAATGCGCTTTGCACAAGACGCCTTACAAGATGGCATCGGTGGCGGTTCACATAGTGCCGCTGTTCGAGCCGCGCGTTCACGTGAGGGTTATCAAAGCAAGCTCAATGCCGCTATGGAAGAAATACGAAGCATCAAAATGAAAGAGACGGCTAGTATGAACACACCGTTTACTGAGAAAAGCGTTATGCATGACCTCAGTGAGAAAGTATGGGAATCAGTCGTAATGGATGCCGACCACGGCCCCGAAGTATCTAAGGTAGCTAATTCAATACGCTCTATCAATGCTGGCATTTTGAAGGACTCTAAACGCGCTGAGCTTCATGGCTTCTCGTCTATAGATGAAAGCCCTAACTACATGCGTCAGCAATGGTCACAAAAAGCATGGATAGACCTTCGTAAAGGTGAAGATGCGTTTGAAGAGAAAGATGTTACAGACCTTATATACCGTAGTCTGGACTCATTTGATGATGAGCTGCCTATTCGTACACGTGTAGCTGAGAAACAGCGTGAACTAGACACACGACGCTTAGGACAACCCGACGGCGACCATGCTGATTTAGCCGATGAACTTGAAGAACTTAAATCATTGCGGCAGGCCCGTGAGTTCTTAGCGGCAGGCTTCACACGCCGAATGCTTGACTCAAAGAGTGCAGACCCTAGGTCTATCGAAGAATTACTTGATGACGACGATTCAATCTTAAAGTTCTTTGAAGACTTACCCCAGTATCAAGACCTCGACAAAGGCGCTAAGCAGTCGTTATTACGAACAATCGTCCAGCATAAACCGTCGGACGTGAAGGACGTAGTGTCACAAGCTAAGAATCGCGTACAAATCAATCCTGCTATTTCAATGACTAAAGGCAAACGTACTGTCCGTGTAGCTGACCTGATGAACAGAGACGCTTTCGGTCTACAAGGCCGTTATATATCTGATATGACAGGTCACGTAGCAATGGCAGAACGAGCAGGCATTAAGTCACCAGCCGATTGGGAATCACTTAAAGCTGACGCTAAGCGTGTTGCACTTGATAACGGACACTCAGTAGATAAAGCAGAGAAAGCACCAGTATTACTTGATGAAATGCGTCGTGAAATATCAGGCTATAACCGATATGGAATGGACAGTGAACTTAGTAAGTCATTAGGTGTAATGGGGCAGTACAACTTCATGACAGCAATGGGTAAAGCTGCGTTCTCAGCGTTCTCAGAATTAGGACGCACCCTAGCAGAGAACAGAGCGCGCAACGTGCTAAAACTCTTTCCTATGCTTCCTAAGATAATGATGGATGCAGCTCGTAACGTAACTAAGGACACCTCGCTTATCAAGGAGGTAAATCAGTTTGGAGCTGGTATAGGTGACGAAGCCCTTGTACGACGTTTCCTGTTACACGATGAAGTAGGCGTGAAGGAAAGCACAGGTTTACTAAACAAGGCTGAGATACTGGCTCATAGAGGCTCACGCGCTATGGCTAAGGCTTCATTTCTGGCACCTGTAGATAAGATGCTGCGTTTTGTAGCGTTCCAATCATCCACTAACGCTCTATATAGTCATTTGATTAAAGGTCAGTCCTCACGCATGGCCTTCGAAGAGATCGGCTTACACCCTGAGCTTCGTGCTCGCATCAAGATTCAAATGCAAGACCACGGCGTTAAGACTGACCGTTTTGGCAATGTACAGCAATTGAATATCGACTCATGGGATAGGAAAACAGCTGACGAATTTATGGACGCTATGGCGGTTAACAACGCACGCCAAGTACAGAAGTCACTAGCTGGTGAACGTGTGTCAATCCTCTCATCTATGTGGGGCCGTGTGTTCTTTCAGTTCCGAACCTTCGCTATTGATTCATGGGTGAAACATGCCCGTGCAGACATTAGGTCAGCTCGTAATGGACAAGGCGCACGTGTGGCACTAAGCACAGTTTATAGCCTTCTTCTAGCAGCTGGTACGTACTCAGCACGTTCGGTGGTATCTACTGTTGGTATGTCTGATGAGAAGTCAGAAGAGTACCTTGAGGAAAGACTAAGCCCCGACCGCCTAGCAGCAAACATGGCGGCATACTCACCTAACTTAGGTGCAGCATCAACGCTATATAACGCCACCGTTGGCTCACTACTGCCAGACGTCGCTATACCTATCTCACGGTCAACTGGTCTTGCTTCGCATGGTGTCGCACAGACGCCCACTACAGCAGCTATTGACCGTTTCTACCAAGGCTTTCAAAACGTACCTGATACGGAAATGACAGACGTTTACAAGTCAGGACGATTCGGTATCCCCTTCCAGAACACTATATGGGGCGACTTAATTATCAACAACGCCGCAAGGCTGACAGAAGGAGAATAACTATTGGCTAGATATTCAATTATTAGCAACACAGGTGACGGTGTTACACGAACATACGCCATACCATTTACATTTCTGAAAACCACAGAGGTCTTTGCCTACGTAGATGGTGATGAAAAGAAGGACGTAGAGGTCGTAGCAGGAAGCGTAACGTTTACCACTCCCCCACCACTAAGCAGCGCAGTATTAATTTCGCGTGTCACTCAGTTAGGAAAACGAGCCGTGGACTTTAAGTCAGCTGCTTTGCTGACCGAAGCTGACCTCGACTCAGCTAACGTCCAATTGTTTAACGCAATGCAAGAAGCTGTAGACAGAGCTAACCGCAGTTTCACGGCACAAGCCGACGGAACAATTAACCTAAGCGGTTCTTTGGTAACAAACGCAGCAGACCCAGTAGGTGACGAGGATTTAGTCACACGTGGCTGGGTAAATGGAGCCACTGAGTCAACGCTTGCACAGGCAAGGTCGCTGGTATCACAACTTCATAATATTAGTACACAGCTAATACGAATCCCTTATGGAACACAGGGTGATGTTACGTACAACCCTGAGACAGGACAGCTAACCGTTTACCTTTCAGAAGGCCCAACAGGCGCTACGGGGCCAGCTGGTGACGTAGGCCCAACAGGCCCACAAGGCGTTCAAGGTATCCAAGGTATCCAAGGCGAACAAGGTATCCAAGGCGTCCAAGGCCCAACAGGTCGTAAAGGAGACACAGGTACTCAAGGGCCTACGGGGCCTACTGGTGCTCAGGGGCCTACTGGTGCTCAAGGTGCTCAAGGTATCCAAGGTTTCAAAGGCGACAAAGGCGACAAAGGCTATCAAGGGCCTGTAGGGCCTCAAGGTAATAAAGGCCCACTTGGCGATATGGGGACGTCACCCCTCGGACTTGCATTTGGACGTATGTACGTAGACGACGACGGTATTCTAACTATGGAATATGCAGGTGACTCTATAGACAACTTATTCACTATCGACGATAGCGGCGTTCTTTACGTCTCTACTGTCTAACCCAAAGGATAACAAATGGCAGAAATTAAAATAGGACGAGTACGTCTAACACCTCGCGGTACATGGGACGAACTTGTCAATGATTATGGCTCACTGGACACTATAGTTCACTTAGGCAGCAGCTGGGTGGCTCGTAAGACTATACCCACTGGAACAGTACCCAACGACAACAACACAGAGTTTTGGACGCTTGTAGCGAAACGAGGTAACGACGGCACTAATGGTGTCGATGGAATACAAGGCCCACAAGGCGACTTAGGCCCACAAGGTGCTCAAGGCCCAACAGGTGCTCAAGGCTTAAAAGGTGATAGAGGTGAAATGCCTTCATACAAATGGGGTGATGGTGTTGATGCACCTCTCTCTTCAATCCAATTTGAGCGGCAAGATGGCAGCTTTGGGGATTACGTAGACCTACAAGGTATCCAAGGTGTGCAAGGCTCACAAGGCGACTTAGGCCCACAAGGCTCTATAGGTAATACAGGATCGACAGGGACAACAGGCCCACAAGGCCCAGCAGGCCCACAAGGCCCAGCAGGGACAACGGTATGGTCAGGCCTTGTAGATAAACCACTAACAGCAACTCGCTGGCCTAAGTTTACAGAGCTTACAGAAGCACCAGAAACAGCAACTCGCTGGCCTAAAGCTTCCGAGGTGACAGGAGCTACCGCAACGACTGAATATAGTTTCTTAGAAACAGACAGTGTCAGTGGTTCCGGCAATGATATTACTCTTACGTCACCAGTAGCACGCGTGCCTGTAAGCTCTCTAACTGAGTATGACCGAGTGTCTATGACAGTAAAGACGGCTTCTACAAGCACAGTATCTTTATCGATAGATGGCATGGCCGCTGTACCTATAGCTAACCTAAGCGCCGCTGTGAGGTTGTACGTTTCAGCGATAGCAGAGTTTCTTTACAAAGACGGTAAGTTATATCTAACAGGGCAATACAACCCAAAAACAGGTAACTCAGTCTCTGATTTAGGTGAAATCGTTATGAGCACGGTAAGTGTTCTAAAGAAAGGTGAAGTTCTTCTAAATGGTGGCGTTCTAAAACGTACCGACCACCCAATAATGTACGCGATAGCTTCTAGCTCAAGTAACTATATTGCCCAAGCTACAAAGGACGGTGACTTAGTTACGTATGGCGCGTATTGGGGTGATGGTGATGGTGGGACTACTTTCACTCTTCCATTAGTAAATGACCGTCATATCAAAGCGTCTGGTGGTGAAAGAGCACATGGCTCATTCCAAGCAACTGACAACCTTAGTCATGCTCATGGTATGGCCGCAGCGGGTAATCATGCTCATGGTATGGCCGCAGCGGGTAATCATGCTCATACCTTAAATAGTAGTACTAGGTATACGGGCTCCACTACAGTGGCAAGTACTGATGAGGGCGGATTTGCTGGAAAATTTGGTACTGACGCAGCTGGTAATCACGCTCACACAATACATGCAGCTGGTAATCACGCTCACACAATACATGCGTCAGGTGGCAATGAGTCCCGCCCTAATAACTATGCTTTTAACGCCAAGACACGGCTATAAGGAGATTTATGACAGAAAATATATACACGTTCGATATTACGAGCCCTCACCATCCTTACGTGGGGGAACTAGCAAGCTATGCACACTCATATGACCCTGTGTCAGGTATTTTAATACTACCAGCATTTGCTACTTACTCACCTATCCCTAGCGTAGGAAGCTCTCAGGTGGCTTGTTGGACAGGCTCAGACTGGTCTATTAAGGATGACCTACGAGGAACGACATATTGGCTACCGGATGGTACTGAATTTCATATAAGCGACATAGGTGTGACAGTCCCAGATGAAGCACTTAGCGTTCGTCCTGAGCCAGTACCTGAGCCAGAGCCAGAACCTGAGCCAGAGCCAGAACCTGAGCCAGAACCTGAGCCAACACCTGAGGAAATGACACATTTTAGAACAGTCGATGCACGAAATATGCGCGACTCACTGTTATTAAAATGTGACTACCTTTTACTGCCTGATAGCCCAATCATTGAAGGGACTCTTAATCAATGGAAGATATATAGACAAGAATTACGTGATGTTACTGAACAGGTAGATTTCCCTACTGACGTTGTGTGGCCTACGAGTCCATAATAATGAGCACTCTTCCTGACATCCCAGTAATCGCAAAGCAGGTAATAGAAAGCACAGCCCTTCCCACTGGTATTACGGTATCAGGTCTTCAAATCCTCGGACTCACACTCTCTAACTGGGTGTTTGTCGGTACGGCCTTTCTCTTACTACTCAATCTAACCATTGCGCTACCTAAAGCGTATCGAGCCATAAAAGGGGCATACAGCTGTGCCAAATCCAAAAGGCGTAAGTAACAAAGAAGCCTATCGAAACTGGAAATCCTCTACCACTGAACTCAAGAAGCAGCGTAACCGGAATAAGAACCGACGCAAGGCTATGAAAAAAGGCAAGGTTTCTAAAGGTGATGGCACCCACATCGACCACAAAGATGGCAATGCATTAAACAACAAGTCATCGAACCTCAAAGTAATTTCAGCAAAGGAGAACCTAAAGAAACAATGAGTAAACGTTCCTTAGAGGAACTATTTGACTTAATCCACCTCAAGCAGGCTGAACACATTTTGTCATTGCTTGAGAGCGGCGAACTTACCGCACAGGAGATTAATGCCATTAATAAGTTCCTATCAGACAACAGCGTCACAGGCGTTAAGAAATCTAACAAATCCCTTCAAAACCTATCCGCAGGATTAGATAAATTCAACCAGTCCGGCAATGTAGCCGAGTTCCGCAAAGTATCTAACTAATGCCCCAATCAAAAAGGAAAAACCTATTATGTTTATGTCTCTTCTTGGCAAGCTTGCTCTTATCGCTATCAAAGCCATCGGTTTACGCGGAGCAAAGAAGCTCTTACTTAGAACCGCAGAAGTTGTTAAAGACAGCACTGACAACGAACTCGACGACCAAGGCTACGCGTTACTTAAAACCCTCATGCGTGATGGCGACGGTGACAGCTATAAAGCCCAAATTGAAGCCGGACGCGCAATGCGTAAGGTGGATAAAAATAAGCGAGCCGCGCTTAAAGAAGGTTAACCCTTCCCTAGTAGACGTCGTCCGTCGTGCAAAATCCTTATCGCCTATTGAATTCCAAGTTGCCTATCAAGGTGGCTATCGATCGGCTAAACAACAGAATGTCTTGTACCACAAAAATGCCTCAGAGCTAGACGGCTACAACCACCTTTCACGTCACCAATCAGGACGAGCAGTAGACCTAGTAGCCTATGTAAACGGTAAGCCTACATGGAAGCTAGGACACCTCTCTATTGTAGCCGCCTCAATGATGCAAGCAGCGTTAGAACTCAATGTCCCTATTAAATGGGGCGGTTTCTGGCCGGACTTTAAAGACTTACCACACTTCGAATTACTCTCAACTGACGCCCTGTTAACGCAGGGTTAAGGAGGAAATATACAAGATGATAACTTAGAAGGTGTTATCAATGAACAGTCCTTTGAAACGCCCACAGAGGCACACACAGAGACGTTAGTAGAACAAGAACTAAGTGTAGGCGAGCAGGAAGACGCCGCGTACGAAAGCCTTATGCAAGACCTAAAGGACAACTTTAGCTTCTTCCTCTACATGATATGGAAACACCTTCAACTACCAGACCCCACAGCACTTCAATACAACATTGGCACCTACCTAGCGAATGGCCCAGAGCGTTCCATAATCGAAGCATTTCGAGGTTGCGGCAAATCATTTGTCACCTCAGCGTTCGTCGTTTGGTTACTATTCCGTGACCCACAAATCAAGGTAATGGTTATATCAGCAACGAAGGAACGAGCCGATGCCTTCTCATCATTCACCAAGCGTCTAATCGCAGAAGTGGACTTTCTCAAACACCTCACACCCACAGCCGGACAACGCGATTCGCTTATTGCGTTTGACGTTGGGCCTGCAATTACTGACCACTCCCCTTCCTTAAAGTCTGCTTCTATTACAGGACAGATAACAGGTAGCCGTGCGAACGTAATCATTGCGGATGACATTGAGGTTCCAAGTAACTCATACACTCAAGATGCACGTGACAAACTGTCTGAACTGGTAAAAGAGTTCGACGCTATTATTAAACCATACGACTCACGCACAATGGCTGAGAAGCCCCGTATCATCTATCTTGGTACACCCCAGACCGAAATGTCTCTCTACAATACTCTTCGTGAACGTGGCTATCAGTGCCGTATATGGCCTCTTATCTTCCCTAAAGAAGAAGAGTTGTCACATTACAAAGGCGCACTATCACCATACGTCACAGAACCCTTAGAGCAAGACCAAACGTTAGTCGGTTCCTCAACAGAGCCTACGCGATTCGACATGGTGGACATAGAGAAACGCCGCTTGTCCTATGGCAAAGCAGGGTTCGCCTTACAGTTCATGCTAGACACTGCGTTATCTGATGGTAACAAGTACCCGCTCAAACTCAGCGACCTAGTTGTAATGGACGTCAGCCGTACCAAGGCACCTGTAGAATTCACAGTCATGCGTAACAAGGACACATTGTTAGACGTTGAGTCCGTTGGCTTAGCTGGTGACAGATATTACCGACCATATTGGGTATCTAAGGAACGCCAAGAGTACACAGGAAAGGTAATGGTCATTGACCCGTCAGGTCGTGGTAGCGATGAAACTACGTGGTGCATAGCTTATATGTACGCAGGTAACGTATTCATACCCGAAGTTGGTGGCTCAAGTGATGGCTACACAGACTCTGTGCTTACGAAGGTTGCTAAGATAGCGAAGTCACATAAGGTGAACGCTGTGCTTGTAGAGAGTAACTTTGGTGATGGCATGTTCTCACAGCTACTCAAACCTTACTTAACGAAGTACTACCCGTGCAGTATTGAAGAGGTACGCCAATCACAACAAAAAGAACGTCGCATTATCGACACCCTTGAACCAGTGACTATGCAACATCGACTTATCATTGACCCAAAGGTAATCACGGATGACTTAGAACAGTGTGAGCAGGATTTGTCATACTCGTTGTTCTACCAACTATCACGATTGACAGCAGACAGAGGCTCGCTTCGCCATGATGACAGACTAGATGCACTCGCTATGGCAGTGGCTTACTGGTTAGCTCAGATGGATGCAGACGCCAGCAGCTTAGAAGCTATACGACGTGAGGAAGAGTTGGAAGAATTCTTAATAAAGTACATAACAGGCTTTGAAGTCAGCCCAGACTTATGGATGGACGCTGGTTAATTAAAAGGCCCTAGTTTGGGCCTTTATTACATACATCTGCGTTAATAAGGTATGGTAAATTTACCGATTACTTCTTCTTTTAATTCTTGTTCAATGGCGTATCTGGTTGCACCATTTAAAGTGAATACCACTCCATCAAGAAGAGAACTGAATACCCCTACATATTTACTATACTCCAAGCCAGACAAATCTGAATTACCGAAGCAGGTAGTCAGTATTCGTAAGTCTATGCCTTCCACGTCTACTTTTCCTCTTAGGAGGTCGAGCACAGGTTTGTATTGACTTGATTCTCTAAACTTATCAAAAGCTTTCTGTATTTCTACGTCATACATAGCCTGTACTTTACCAGATATTTCTTTACTCAGACTAACTACATTGTCATCATAAATTTCAGCGACAACATCAAGAAATCCTAGCTTTATTAACTCATACGTATCTCTCTTGCTTACTTTAGAGGTACTGCCATCAAGTAGAGCGTAGAGATATTCTTTTTCTATAGATGGTAAGTGTATGAACGTTTTATCAAAATTCTCATGCATCCTAGCTTTTTCTTTTATAGCTATTTGTGTGTTTTCTCGTTTTTTCGCCTCCACTTCTATTACCTTAGAAGCCTTGTAATATAAAACCTCCACTATTACTAAAAAACAGTAGAGGATTAGTATTGCTAATACCAAAGAAGAAAAGAGAAGTACATAATCAGTAAAACTTAACAGTTGCCCAGTGTTCAACTTAACAACACTTACTAAAATTACCTTATTTAGAAAATAGGCGACGATGCTTAAAACTACAGCACAAGAGAAAATGAGTTTTTTAAACCCTAGTCTTCCCAGAAAAAACTCAGTAATACTTTTAATACCATCCATACACAAGGCACTCCGTGCTAAGTTGGCACTTTGGCCCATAGCGTCAAAAATTAATAAAAATACATAACAGGCTTCGAAGTCAGCCCAGACTTATGGATGGACGCTGGTTAATTAAAGGCCCTAGGATGGGCCTTTAATATGCTTATTAGTCTTTTTTCGGAGGCGGGGCTACTGAGGAACTAGTTAAAGTATTACTTGGAGCTGTGCCTCCTGATGGCGCATTAATTGGTTGGTGCCCAGCTGTGGGCTGCTGTGCGGGTTGATATCCGTCCTGCACGACTGAGCGAGGCTGGTATCCCTTATCTACTGGCTGATAGCCATTATTATTAAGGTCTTTATTTTTGCTCATAGGTAGCTCCTAGTGGTGTTATTTTAGTAAATTCTATACAGGACATTTCACCTGACAGTATCAGCACGCCTGCCGTGTCTGCTTTGGCTCTCTCAAGTCCACCGTCCGCGTTAATTATCCATGACTGTTCTATATAAATTTGCTCAGGAACATGGCCGTCAGATGCAAATGATTTATCGAAAAAGTAACCACCTATGACTTTGCCATTCTTCAACGTTGCCCTTACCCAGTAACCTTGTCGCTGCCCGAATACGAAGTCCCATGGTTTCTGTATAGGGTGAGGTGCGTTGTTTTGAAACCATTCTGTCATTCTTATTTTTTTAAAGCCGAAAGCGATTAGCACAGGAAAACCCAATATCGTAAAAGCATAGAACAAAGCGTAAAAAAATGTACTGTGTTCTGCTAATTCATAATACTCAACAAAGTAAATAGGTGCTAATAAGAATGCGTAATTTATGGAACTGTAAGAAACAGCGTCTATAAGTTGGATGGAAGCTGTACTGCCGGACGAAGGGACAATCAGCTGGTAAGTTTTAATGCTTATAAAGCCCGGTATTACAAACGCAATAAATAAGACTAGTTTATCTATTTGCCATATATCCATTAAGACACCTTAAAATCCTTATGTAATACACTCAGTTTACTAAGAAAACTTAGGCGTTGACAACTGGTTACTTGATAACCCACACCCTAGGATAAACCCTAAGCCAACACTAGGTATACTCTTAGTCAGTACACTAGGTCTACATTAGGTACACTTTAGGTCTACTCAAGGTAATGTATGTATATGATATATGTACTAAGACTAAGAGTAGACCTACAGTCCTTCACTTAGGTAACGTTGACTCATCCTTAGTGGTCTATATGCCCTCCTTCATGCTACGTATTCAGTCAAGCATATCCCACGTTAGGTATACGCAGCGTCTAAGTATGATGAATAATCAATTAATGTAATCACACACTAAGAGAAACACTAGGCATGAGAGTACAAAGAAGCCGCCACGGCTTACAAACCCTTTGTAGTCCCTACGCCCGACATAATATCCGACCAATGAACGATACAATGACATAGACTTTTGTTTAAGTGTCATGCAGGACTCAGCGTCCTCACCTAGATACCACATTCTTGTAGTTGACATTATGTAACTCCTTATCGAGTGTTGGTGATAGGCGTGCGGTTAACCCTTTTAAAAACATAGTGAAAATCTGTGAGGCTTTTAAATACTTCCACGCCGCAATTATCCCCCCTACACCCCACGTTTACATAGCGATGGATACATAATCCGTTGCATACCCAGTAAACACAGGGCTTACACGCTGCGACTGGCACGAAGCCTGACACAGCGCCGCCTAAACAGGTATGCTATGAAGGCATAAAGGTTCATAGTGTTATGACTTGAGGTTATCTCTATGTGTCATACCTGACGTTTTAACCATGCGATAACCATACGATAACCATGCGTTTTAACTCATTGCCTTACTCATTGCCTTACATGAACGCACACACGCAGGGTCTGACATTACGCCATACATTACGCCTACCTATAAGGTAAGACATTACGCCCATACATAAGGCCTACACACACCGTTAAGCGTTAGCGTATTACCTAAAAGCCTTGCTTGTTTGATTTAATTATAAATAGTTCATCGACTGAAAGCCTCTACAATACTGGGCTGTACGTCCTACCATGAATTAATTATGTATCTTTCTCAGTCTCATTCTTGACACTAAGCCCACCAATGAGTTTAAATACATCCATCGAAAGGAAGCAGAGACACAGCGACCAACGATGCGCTCTTTAACAATTTGATTTTAAACGGTTGCTTTAAGTGGTCTATACGTTCCGACGTGTAGGTCACAATATAGGGTCTTTTAACAAGGGCCTTACATTGTGATTTAACTAACGACTATTAAGGGTACACATTATGAATATTACATTTTACTCATTAAGCGATTACAACAACGGCACATTGATTTCTAAGACGTTTGAGATTGACGACTACGAAACATACGAAGAGTTTGACCAAGCGCGTACAGCATGGTTAGACGAGCTAACAGAGGCACTAGATGACGGCGAGTTACGAGAGGAATACATCGTAGCAGACTCAGACGAAATACCTGATGAATACGTTGGGGAATGGACACTGAGCGCCGAACTATGGGATTTCTTAGACGTTGTAAATAGCGGCTTAGATGTCGAGGTTGTCAAGGCTGGCGTCGATTATGGGATTCCACTGGACAAGATAGAAGACGCATATTTTGGAGAGTTTGAAAATGATGAGGAACTGGCGAGAGAATGTCTTGAGAACAGCGGCCTACTAGAAGACGTACCAGCCACGATAGCTAACTACTTTGATTATGAAGCGTATGGCCGTGACCTATCACATGACTTTTCACAGAGTGGTAATTATTACTTTCATAGCTCTTTTTAATAGGCTGTCAGTCTAACTAGCTGACCCCACGAATGATACTGAAAGGCTTATCAATGGGTATTCGTTAAGAGTACCCATGAGTAAACCTAATGTTAACTAAGAGGGACAAGATGCTATAACGGGGATTTATCACAAAGAAACTAAAAATGACATTGAGTCAAGACGGTATTCTAGCAATGTGCCTAACGATGCATTGTTGTGGTTTTTTGTAATTTTAAGTAGGTTTATGTTATTAAACGTTAAGTAATTTTAAGCACCTTAGATACTTGCTCCGTATCCTATGTAGGGGAAATCCTACAATGCAGCGTATTTAAGTAATAATATGAATATATCATGCAGTAATTACGAATAAATGACGTAATTGTGTAAATCATCTTATCATTGCGCTCTAAAAACCCATTCAATACCATGCCTGTCTTCAATAACTTAAAGCCTTGTATGGCAACGAAACCCGCCCTGCGAATGGATGCGTAATACCTAGGATAAGTAAAACTATGTTAGACCAAACAATACTTGTACATGAGTTGATTTCAGTACGTGATGATATTAGTCTTACAAATGGAGCCGACACACTGGCTTTGTATTGGTACTGTGTACCAGAAGCATCGTTGCCTTATCTCAAAAGTAACTATGACAGCGTCTTACGCTTCATGGGCTGCGTGTGGATAGGGACGACGCACAAATTAAATGACCTTGGAGTGTCACACTATGAAAGAGAGCAAGATAAAGGCTGTGCAGGAGCTACTAAGTATCTTCAAAGAGCTTAACCCAGAAATGAACGTGAACATGATGCTTACATTCCTTGAAGTAGCCAAAGAGCGCGGCATTTCGGGTATTGAAGTCGAACACAAACTAGAACTTAAACATGCCACAGCAGCTCGTCTTATGCGTTACTTTGACAAACATCAAACGCAAGGCAAGGATGGTCTTGACCTCTTCCGCGTACAGTTAGACCCAAGTGATTATAAGGTCAAACTACGCTTCTTAAATGAAAAAGGACTATTAGTACTAGCACGTATGGACGAGGCTATTAAGCATCTTTAGGTGCTTACTCCTTGCTCAGTCTAGCATACGGGCGTCATCCGTAAGACCCATACACAGAGCCTAGGAGGCATATTGTGAATATTGATTATAGCGCAATCAAAGAAACACCAAAGGGATTTCGTGTCGAGAAGAAGTTAAAAGGAATGCCAAGGCTAAGAAGAACCTTTGACACCTTTGATGAGGCCGTTAAGGCGCTTGCTGGGTATTACAAAGGCGACGACAGCACAACGCGAGAAGGTCGTATGAACTACGAGCTTACATGGCAGCTTCTTTTCCGTAGCACCTGTAATGAACGGTGGAGAGTACAAGGCGAGGCGCAGAGGCTTAATGCAGAGCGTCTTATACGTGATTACTTAGGGGCAACTAAACGAGTCGCTGAGTTTGACCAACGCGCAGCAGATGCTTTGACAGACCGCCTATTCAAAGATAAGCCGAGTACCAGCACTGTGAACAGGTATCAATCAGCGTTACGCACTATGTTAAAGGTAGGTGATGAAAAAGGACTGATTAACTGGAAAGTACCACGCCTCATGTATCACAAGGTTCACGCTGAACGCATCATGTTTTACGACTATGACACAGAGTCAAAGATTGAAGGCATTATGCGCCAAATAGGTGAACATGAAATGGCTGACCTCTTCATTCTATTAGTCGAAACAGGCATGAGAACGGCCGAGGGTGCTTTCCTTTCACGTCAAAACGTACACTTAGAACACCGACGTATAAACGTATGGGCTCATGACAACAAGACAGGCGTGGCAAGGGCCATACCGTTAACCCTAAGAGCCTATAACGTACTTGTACGACGAACTGAGTGTACGACGGGCGATTCTGTGTTTCCAACTGCGTCACGCTCTAAGCTACGCTCAGTTTGGGAGAATGTCAGACGAGCATTAAACAACTACGACCCCGCTTTTCTGTGGTATTGCACACGACACACATGTGCTACTCGTTTGGTGCAGGCAGGCGTAGATTTTAAGACCGTGCAACAGATTCTTGGTCATAAACGTATCGAAACAACCATGCGTTACATACAAAGCGCAGACGGAATGTACGGCAGTGCAATATCAGCACTGGACAAAGCAAGAGCAGCACATTTAGAATGCACCTCCGAATAA